AAGAAGGAGGTTATCAAAGAGGAAAAGATCAAGAACAATGACATCCGCCAAATCCTCTGTGCTGACCCCATCTACACTAGGATTGGGGCTGTCTTGGAGTCACACCAGAACTCCTTGATGAAAGAGCGAACTGAAACAGCAGTGGGGCAATGTGGGTGGTCCCCAATGCGTGGTGGGTTCACGAGAAGGATGAGGAGACTCATCGCAAAAGGCAACAAATACTTCATGGAATTTGACTGGACCAGATATGATGGCACAATTCCAACGCCACTCCTCTTGCATATCAAAAAACTCAGGTGGTCAATGATCAACGAGGTGCAAAGGAAAAAGTACCAATCACTTCATGACTGGTACTGTCATAACCTCGTCCACCGTAAAGTTGTTCTCCCTTCGGGTGAGATTACTGAACAACATAGAGGAAACCCATCTGGCCAGTTCTCCACAACAATGGATAACAACTGTGTGAACCTCTGGATCCAGGCTTTTGAGTTCGCCTATATGATTGGACCTGACAAAGAACTCTGGAAAAAATATGACACCTTGGTCTACGGTGATGATAGGCTCTCAACCACGCCAAAAATAGTGGACAACTATGAGGAGAAAGTTATAGAGATGTATAAGAACATTTTTGGTATGTGGGTTAAACCCGGTAAAGTCAAAATCTCTGAAACCCTAGTGGGTCTCTCCTTCTGTGGTTTTACAGTTGATCAAAACTTAGAGCCTATTCCAACTGCACCTGAAAAACTTATGGCTTCCCTGCTTAAACCATCTACTAAGCTACCTGATCTTGAATCACTCCATGGGAAACTCCTTTGCTATCAGCTGCTTTCCACCTTCTTAGATGAAGAACACCCTTTCAAGGGTTATGTGGAACAGTGTCTTGCTAGAACTAGCAAGCAACTCCGTGACTCTGGTCTTCCGGCCCGTTTCACTGAGGAGCAGCTTCGTCGCATTTGGAGGGGAGGACCAAAAACGTGCGATGGCTAGTGCTTCTGGCAAAAATGTCACTGTCGAGGTCAAGAACACCGGATCTCGCAGCAAATCCCGTGGAAGATCTCAGTCACGAGGTCGTTCTAAGAATGTCAAGATCACAGTCAACTCAAAGCCAAATAGGAAGCAGCGACGAACTGGACCACGTGGTGGGTCTAGTAAACGTGTCGCTCGTCTTGTCAAACAACACCTTGACAAATCAGGTGCCACCGGACCAAAGCCCGCAATTGCCCAGAAGGCAACAGCGACCCTTGGGGTTGTTGGCGCAAATACTTCTGGCAATACTGAGCTTGAGATGTGTCTCATGACAAATCCATGCTTAGTAAAAGATAACACGGGCAACAATGCATTTGGGCCTGTACAAGCTCTTGGAGCCCAGTATACAATGTGGAGAATAAAGAACCTGACAGTCAAACTTACACCCTTGGTTGGGTCTAGTGCCATAGTCGGCACTGTTGTCAGAATGTCACTGAATTCAACATCAACACCTTCCTCCACATCCTGGTCAGGCTTAGGAGCAAGGCTCCATGCCGATGCAGTAGTTGGTAGGTCAGCTACTTTCCGGCTCAAGCCAAGAGACCTCGCTGGGCCCCGAGAAGGGTGGTGGCTAACTAACACCAATGACACCGGCGCTACAACTCTTGGGCCAGCCATTGAAATACATACACTTGGAAAGACAATGTCCGCATACAAGGGCGGAATGTTTGATGGTGGACTCTTCCTGTGTGAGCTAGTTGCAGTCTGGGAATTTGCAAACTACGCAGCTAATCCATCTCTTGCCTCCCTTACTAAAGGGAAGTCTGATGATGCCCAGATTGAATTTACTGCAAAGGAAAAGGGCAAACCAATTGTTATGCAGGCACCAAAAATCAGCACATTTGCCCATGCAGTCTCCCTAGCTTCCACAGAACCTTCATCGCTAGGGCGTGCTGGGGAGCCATCAGTATCAGACACTATCTTCCAGGTGGTGAACACTGGCTTTGAAGGCGTCGCACCTGTGGCTCCGCCTCCCTATGGTTGGCTCATCAAAGGTGGCTGGTGGTTTATTAAGAAAGTATTTGGCCTTGGGCGTTCTGTTGAGCATGAGTATTACTATGTGTATGCATCTTACGATGATGCGCTTAACAACAAACCATGCATTGCAAACCAAGCACAGAGCCCACCAGCCGGAAGGACACTTTCTGAGATACCTAAGGCCAATCTGATCTACACCCAGGTTAATGCGCCCTCAACAGGGTGGAATGAGACTGGGAATGTTGGGCCACGGTCAATTGTCCCACCACCACCAACACCACACTTTCAAAACCAAGATGAAGCTTATTTTATGTCTAATATTAGCTTCCTTGCCACCAATGGTTCTGGAGTACCAAAAGCTATGTACCAGGCAGCAACAATTCTTAGGATCAAAATGGATATTTCAGGGGTAGTTAAGAATGCACCACTCTGCTTCTTTAGAAAGCTTTCTGCACCCCATGCTTTCTTCACAACACACCCTGACTCCACCCTCTCAACCTTTGTCGGGACAAACTTACCACCTGCAATACCTGGTTTTGAATTTCAAAATACTTCAAATCAGAAGTTTGGTAATGTACACTTCTATTCTACCCAAGTTGTGAGGCGTGACACTGACTACTACAAGTATGACTTCTATGTCATTAACATCACTGCTAGGACTAATCTTACCACCTTGGGTGATAAATTTGATATGGCTGAAACATCTGGATATGCAGCAATCCAATTCAATAACACCGAATCACCAGCAGGTCTCACATTAGAACAAAGCAACTGGTACCTAGTTGGAAACATAATGAAAACAAATGCAGCACAAGAGGCAAAAATGTTTCCCCTTTTCCAGGTAAATGAACATTTGGGTCCCATAACACATACAAAGAAAGTTCCAGCAATAGACCAGGCCTTGACTTGGGTCTCCAACTCCACCATCTTGCTTGGTCGAGTGGGCCCCCCAACCACCATTGCAGGTGCCTTCTGGCCTGACGCTAGGGTAGAAGAAGAAGAGGAGCCTGCGGTCTTCAATGACCCTTTTGGAACGGGCCCAGAACCAGACCTCTCTGAACCTTCCGATGAGGAGGACGTAGGAGATGATGACATTGAAGCAGGGGTTGAGTCTGATACAGACTCCCTCACTGATGTGACAGACACAGATGAAGAGACAGAGTATGAGTCTGATGCTGGCGATGATGAAACTGTTGCCTCCAGACGTCTACTCCTTATGAATACCATGATTAATCAAGGTATTCCAGAAGAACAAGCTGCTAGAGCAGCTGTTCGGGCGTTTCCAACTGCCGCCCAACAAGTTGAAAAGAACACCTTTTTGGTGGCGCTTGCAGATGGGTTTTCACCCAGGCAGGCGCGTGCAGATGCTAAGAAAGCAGCTGCAGACTTTTCGTCAAGCCGAGGCCACGCCGAGTAGGATCGAGGGTACAGCTTGACTTCTTTTTGTCTCTTTTTGAACTTTAATGATTCTAATCATCATTTTAAATTTTAATCAGTTGGCAAAAA